TCAAAATGACTCAGTTAGAATTTAAAATGTCCCAGATCCGCCAGGATATTGCTGATCTGGAATGCTTGTACAAGACATCGATTGATAACAAACATCATGATCTGGCGGAAACCTGTATGGATCGTGCTTCCGTTCTCTGGAACGAGCTCATTGTCCTTAATTCTGATCGGGTAGCAGAGATTAATCCATAGACTGCAGAAAATTGTTCGATCTGTTAAAAATAACAGTTGCCTTTATTTAAAAATACCGCTATATTAATAATATGAGCAATGGAGAGATTATCATGTTTGCACCGATAAATGTCAACACGCTAGGCCAGTTTAAGAACACATACGGCAAGATCTTTGATTATGCTGCTGCGACAGAACGTCACCTGTTTCCTGGTTATCCTCATGTTGTCTATGTTGGTCCTTTTGCTGAAGAGCGTTTTGCCCTTGTTAAAGGTACCGTAGCATACGTTGTCGTAGATGAGAACGACGATGGCAGTGCTGTTGTTGAGAAGTGGAATATAAAAGGTCATAGAAAATACAAATAACAGTTGACCTTTTTTTAATAAAAGCTCTATATTAATAATATGATCAGAACAAAGGAAATGAAAATGCACGTAAATGAGATGATGTCGATCGCAGTTCAGCTTGAGACCCTTGTGGATATGTCAAAGCTCTTTGGTTCTACTCGCGATCAGCTTTGTGAGTCGATCCTCTTGGTATCCAATAACCTTAAGGATATGGCAGATCAGATGGATCTTGATATGTCTGCTTTTGCTGACGAGCAGTATCAGGATTCAATAGTAGCACAGGGAGTACGTTGATATGAATGTGAATGAAGCAGTGGCACTTGCAAGTCGTATTGAGTCTTTAATTCGTCGTACAGAAACTTTTGGAAAGTCAAAGAATGACGTTCTCGACGAGCTTCTTTACATGGCCAATGATCTTCGCGATTATGCAGATCGTATTGATGTAGCAATGTATAATGAGTTGCGGGCAGATGCTGATGCCTATAATGCCCGTAGAGGAGTTTAACATGGGACCTAATATCACACTGACAGCATTTGAAGGCCTGGTCATGTTCGGACCTTTTATTGGAATGACGATCTTGATGGCAATTGGATTTGCTTTTTTTTGGTAAGGCAGAAAATTGAAAACACTCTTTTCGCTTAACCTTAGTAACTACATGTTGTTTAATCTAGTAGGTAAGCGCCTGATCTGGGAACGTGGATGGGCCAACGTTGAGTATAATGAAAAATGGGCTGATAATATTGGCATTGCCGGTATGTCAGTACGAAGCCTGCTAGAAGAATTTGACGAAGTATATCTCGTCACAGAAATATGATGCAGACAATGCATAAATACTCCTGTACAACCTGCAGGAGTATTTTATGCCGTTATTAACCAATCAACCTGATAACACAAATTTTCTATCACCACTAGCTTTTAGATTTATGCTATCAAGAGCTCCTAATCTTAACTTCTTTGCCACAGATGTTAACATACCTTCATTGACTCTTGGATTCATAGAACTGCCAACACCATTCAAGATAATTGAACTTCCTGGTGATAAGCTAGATTATGGTGATTTGCAGCTGACATTTAAGGTTGATGAAAATTTTGCTAACTATTTTGAAATTTACAATTGGTTGGTTGCTCTTGGATTTCCTGATGAATTTGGCCAGTATAAAAAGCTAAGTGGTGCACCAAGAGGATCCAAGGATACGATAACATCTGATGCATCACTAGTGATATTCAACAGTTCTTATGTTCCTAATGTTGAAGCATATTTTCAAGATATATTTCCTGTTTCTATTGGTGACATTAATTTCACAACAACGGATACTGATGTTAATTATGTGACAAATACCGTGGTGTTTAAATATAAGAGATTCTCTATAAAGAAGCTATAAATTAAAGGTTTGTTATGAAGCTTGAAAATATTTTAGATATGTGGACTGAAGACTGTCAGATGGATAAGACAGAGTTGGGTGAAGAGGCTTTAAAGATTCCTAAACTACATAGTAGGTATCTCAGAATGTTTTCCGAGGAAAGGTTGCTGCTTCGGAAGATGGAAGAAGATCGCAGAGAGCTGATCAAGGTCAAGCATGACTACTACAGAGGTGTGCTTCCTGAAGAAGATCTGAAGGCAAATGGATGGGAACCTAACAGGATCTCAATCTTAAAGTCTGATCTGCCAATGCACTTAGATGCAGATCAGGATGTTATCAAAC